CATCACCTACTACGTTGCAGAACTGGATGAGACCATGCAAGCCCATCCTGTTAATGGCGGTCGTCGTCGTAAGGGCCGCAAGGGTCGCAAGACATATCGTAAGCGTCGCTTTCACACCCGCCGTGCATAAGTACTAATGTCTCTTTCCGTCATTATCGGCCCGATGTTCTCGGGCAAGTCAACGCGTATCCTTCAGTTGGCATCTCGGTATGCCTCCATCGATATGCCCTGCGTGGTTATCAAACCCTGCATCGACAATCGTTATGACCCCAGTCTCGTGGTGACACACGACTTGGGTACGACACCCTGCCTTGTGATTGATCGTTTGATGGACATCTATCCGCAGCGGCTGATGGAGGCTCGCGTCATTATTGTGGAGGAAGCACAGTTCTTTCCCGATCTTCTGTCCTTTGTCACTCACCAGGTGTACTCGGAGGAGAAGCGTGTGTACGTGGTCGGACTCTCGGGCGATGCGGATTGCCGTCCGTTCGGTCAAATCCTGGATTGTATCCCGATGGCGGATACGGTGGAGATGTTGAAGGCGCTGTGCCGGCGGTGTGCGAACGGGAATGAGGCATCCTTCACGCATCGGTTGGCGGGCCCCCCCGATCAGCAGATCCTGATCGGAGGGTCCGATCGCTACGAGGCACTGTGCCGGCCGTGCTATATTCGTGCGGGACTGGATCATCTCACCCTATAGGCAGTAGTCCTCGGACTTGACCTCCAACCACAGGTTGGGTTTGTTGGTGCTTCCGGCAATCGACTGTTCATCGGGCGACTCGACCGCATATGGAAGTCGTGTGGTCAGACGACGGCAGGGCTCGTCAAAGATGACCCAGTCGGTGACGAAGTTACCGTGATAGGTCTCAGACAGATCGTCCTTGGAACAGCGCTTTGTAAAGTAGTCGGCATACTCTCGGGTGATCATGTAACACTGGGCTCCCCATGGGTCGGACAGATAGACTCGCCCCTCGCTCACGTCGACTCCATTCACATTTTGGAAGGGTCCGTAGGGCAGGTTAACGAACCCAAGGGATAGAAGGTCGTACTCACCCGTTTGTAACAGAGGAGCCACTCTCTCCACAACTGTGTTGAAGTTCTTGTGGAAACGCACGTCGTCTTCAACGATGATTCCGAGGGGCTCACCCGAGTCCACAAGACGCTGCATGGCGCGAATGTGTCCGATCGTGGCGGCTAGACCCGTTGGATACGACAACTCTTTCTCGAAAATACGCCATCCGCGACGAATGACCTCGATGTCGTCCTTCAGGGGTGACGGGACAACCTCGATATCGAGATTCAACGGTGACGCGGCAAGCCGAAGACGGTCTGCGCGCCCGGCATCGCAGCTGACAGCATAAACGCGCATTGTAAAGCTCGAACAGTCTTTTCCCTGATATCTACCGAGTCCTAGGTATCAAATGGTGTGATCACCTCCCATTCGCTCTCGGACAGGGAGTGCCATCCGTCATAAAACATATAAAAGACAGAGAGGACAGCCTTGGGTAAGGGCACTACATTCCTCTGGATTTCCCTGAGGAAGTTGTACAACATCTTATGCCGGCGCTCAACCGGCTCCTGTTTCTTGGTATCGACGGATGGAGCGTAAGGATCCGGGTTCCAACGAATAAAGTACACCGGAATTCCCATGTACCCCTGTGATATATTCACCATGCGCGTCTGTTCACAGGTACACTGACGATCCTTGTGTTGGTGTTCATCGCACTCCAGGATAACGATCTTGTCTCCAAAGTCGAATACCCGGTCGGGTCTCTCGCGTCCACAGTCACCGTTGTTGACAATTGTGTCAGTTGACTCGCCTGTAAGACCATAATAGTCGAGATACGCCATCAAGGCATTCTGTTTGGCGAGGCGGTTGGTCTCAAAGGTCCGCGGATTACAAAACTCACAACGATCGTCCTTGTCGAGAACCATGATCAACTTGCATGAAACGCACTCCCGCTCAACAAGATTCTGATCAGTCTCTGTTTTATGGGTCTCGCAGCGGCGGGGGATGTAGTTGACCCCGTAAAAGGCAGGCTTACGGCAGACCAGGCACCGAGCGCGGGGTAGGGTCAACATCCCGGGCTTCCGGTGTTTCGTGCAATGAGATCGTTGGCTTCCGGGCTTGCCGTAACGCGCGCTCGAAGAGCACTCCTCGCAGCGTTTGGTCTTGACATCAATCATTCCAGACTCCTTATGTTCGTTACAAAACCGCCCCTTCCCGCCCGGGATATCATAATTGCGCGACGTCGATGTACAGTGAATATATTCGCATCGCCGAGACATCACATTGGCCATCTCAACAGGGGCGTGTTCTTGGCAGAACCGGGGTTTACCCCACGAACTTCCAAACCCGGCTTGTATATCACATCCTTCGGACTCGCAGTATTTTGCTCTCAAACTGATCATTCCGTCTTCTTTATGCGATGCACAGTGTGTCGTTGATCTACCCCGCGCCCCAAAGCATGCCTGCTTTGTACACTCAGGAGACTGACAGAACCTGATGCGAATGTTCACCATTCCATTGAGCTTGTGTGTGCTACAAAACCGAGGGACGGTTTCGTGAGGATATGCACAGCTTGATAAAATCAGACAGTCGTTAAATTCACAAGCATATCGAGCACACATCCCCTCCAGTTTATGCTTGGAACAAAATCGGCTGGGTTGTCCCTTGAACCCATACATCGGCTTCGTGCAACATCCTTCGGACTCACAGTTTGGCATGCGTACATTGACCATCTCCTCTTGCTTATGGAGTCCGCAGAAGCGACCCTTCCCGCCCGGAACATCAAAGTTGCGCGACGTTGATTCGCACCCCGGGTGTTCGCACGTGGGATTCCTGACGTTTACCATTGTGGACAAGGCATGCTCCTTGCAAAAGCGCCCCTTTCCTCCGGGTACGTCAAACGCGATGGACGTGGACGAACATCCCTCATGTTGGCATCGCCGGTTCACGACGTTGACCATATCATCCGTCTTATGCGCCTTACAGAACGCTCCCTGAAGCCCGGGAAGATTAAAAGTATGAGACGTCGAGACACATCCCGGATGTTGACAGGTTCGATAGCCCATCGGAACCATTCCGTCTAATTTATGGATTCGGCATCGAGTCGCCGTAGCTTCGGATAAACCGTAATGAGAAATCCGAGGACAGACCTCGCACGAGGTCCTCTTGCCGGGCATACTATATTTGGCATCCTAGTGTGTAAATATTTTCTCGTATTTTCCTCGCGCGTTTCCGTAGATTTTTGTGTTGGCAAAGCACATAAACAATGGGTGGTGGTTTGCTTCAGCTCGTCTCGTATGGTGCGCAGGACATCTACATCTCCGGCAACCCCCAGATCACGTTCTGGAAGGTGCTCTACAAGCGTCATACGAACTTCGCCATGGAGTCCATTGAGGTGACGTTCAACGGCCAGGCGGACTTCAACAAGCGCGTGACGGCGGTGATCAACCGTAACGCGGACCTCATGTACCGCACGTATGTGCAGGTGGTGCTCCCCGCGGTGGACCTCATCAACAACTCGTCGACCAGCCTGGCTCGCTTCCGCTGGCTCAACTTCGTGGGCCACCGCCTCATCAAGACGGTTGAGCTCGAGATTGGCGGCCAGCGCATTGACCGCCAGTATGGCGACTGGATGCAGATCTGGACGCAGCTCACACAGGACCCCGGCACGATCTCCGCGCTGGAGGACATGATTGGCAACACGCACGACCTCGTGCTGATGAAGGACAAGAAGGGCTATGCGCTGGATGCGTCGTGCGCTGGCTCGGAGCTGACGAACTCGTGCGCCCCCCGCGGCGGCACGCCCGCGCGCACGCTCTACATCCCCCTTCAGTTCTGGTTCTGCCGCAACCCTGGTCTGGCGATCCCCCTCATCGCGCTCCAGTACCACGAGGTGCGCGTGAACGTGGAGTTCGAGCAGTGGCTGAACTGCTGCTACTACGAGCAGTCGGGCACGTCGGCGCCCGGCACGTCGATCCAGTCTCTGACGGCGGCCTCGCTCTACATTGACTACATCTACCTCGACACGGAGGAGCGCCGCCGCTTCGCCCAGCAGACGCACGAGTACCTCATTGAGCAGCTGCAGTTCACGGGTGCGGAGTCGATCACGTCGTCGTCCAACAAGATCCAGCTGAACTTCAACCACCCCGTCAAGGAGCTCGTGTGGGTCGTCCAGCGCGACTCGTTCGTGGACTGCACGCCCAACCAGGTGTTCATCCAGGAGGTCAACGGCTGCCAGCCCTTCAACTACTCGGATGACTTCACCACGGAGGGCGTGGTGATGGACGTCCTGGCGCGCGGTGCGCTGGGCGGCGGCGCGGTGGGCACGGTTGTCCCTACGACGATCTCCGACGGCCCCTACGGCCCCTACCTCCCCGGTCTGGGTATCCAGTCGGGCCCCTCGCTGCAGGGCGCGTCCTGGCTGGACTCGAACTTTGGCGTGGGCGGCAACGACCAGGTGCTCATCTTCGAGGACACGACGAACTACCTGCTGGCGAAGCTCCTCCTCGCGTCCGGCGTCAAGTGCGAGGGCAAGAACCCCGTGGAGGTTGCCAAGCTCCAGCTCAACGGCCAGGACCGCTTCACGGAGCGCGAGGGCCGCTACTTCGACCGCGTCCAGCCCTACCAGCACCACTCGCGCACGCCCACGCGCGGCATCAACGTCTAC